ACACCCAAAAGTCAGATGGCTATCGGCCAACTGTGCGTGCTGTCAAAGACTCGGAAATCGAGCTTGATGAAGTGCTTGATGAGATTTCCTCGTCGCCTGCATACAAGCGAACGGTCGATGTCGTCGGTACCCAGTGGGACGATAAAAGCAAAGAAATTGCTGCCGAGAATCCCCAACTGCTGCGACTGATCACGTCGCATATTGAATCAGGGGTGTACGACCTGATTTCAGCAGAGGTTGAACGGCAACAGGTCTTTGGCCGTCTGAAGGGTCTTTCGACTCTTGAAGCCTACCGGCAAGTCGGTGACGCAATGCACCAACAAGGCAAGTTTGCCCACCTTGGATCAAAGGGGCAACAAACGAAGCCAGTGGAAAAAGTTGTCGTCGAGCCGAAACCGAAGAAGGTTGAAGACGAGAAGATCAAAGACAAACGCCGTGCTGCCAGCACAACCAAACCCGCAGTTGGTGGGCGACCGCTCAAGGATTTGAATCCTCTGGCTTTGTCCGATGAGGAATTCTCCAAGATTGGTCTTCCACATCTCATGTAATTAAGGAGCTTTTATGGCTGGTCCAATGAAATACAACGCCCCTGCTGAGGGCACCGAATCTTCGATTGCTGCTGCTGCTACCGCCACTTCGCCGGCTGGTAATCAGATTCGTACCGATTACTTCTACAAGCAAGCCCTGATTGAAGCCCGCAAGGAGCAATACTTCACTCAGCTTGCTGATGCCCGTGCTATGCCTAAGAACATGGGCAAGAAGATTGTGCAGTATCACTACCTGCCTCTGCTGGATGATCGAAACATCAACGATCAAGGCATTGACGCCCTTGGCCTGACCAGTGCCAACGGCAACCTGTATGGTTCGTCGAAAGACGTGGGCACCATTTCTGGCAAGCTGCCCGCCCTGTCTGAAACTGGTGGTCGTGTGAACCGTGTGGGTTTCAAGCGTAAAACCATCGAAGGTACTTTCGAGAAGTTCGGCTTCTTCGATGAGTACACCCAGGAATCCCTGGACTTCGACTCGGACGATCAGCTTGAACAGCACATCGCTCGTGAGATGGTCAATGGTGCCAGTGAGATGACCGAAGACGCTCTGCAGATCGACCTGCTGAACTCGGCTGGTGTGGTTCGTCTGTGTGGTGCTGCCCTGTCCGTGGGTGCCATGAATGCCACCTCGCTGGTGGCCTACGGTGACCTGATGCGTCTGTCCATCGACCTGGACAACAACCGTACCCCGAAGCAGACCACTGCTTTCACGGGTACCCGTCAGATTGACACCAAGACCATTCCTGGTGCCCGTGCCATGTACGTGGGTTCGGAACTGATTCCCACCCTGAAGGCCATGAAGGATCTCTTCAACAACCCGGCTTTTATCCCGGTGGAGAAGTACGCTGCTGGTGGTCAAACCCTGACCGGTGAAATTGGTGCCATTGACCAGTTCCGCATCGTCGTGGTTCCTGAGATGATGAAGTGGGCCGGTGCTGGTGCTGCCACTGCTGGCAACACCACCATGTACTCGACGGGCAGCAAGTTTGACGTGTTCCCGATGCTGGTGATCGGTGAAGGTTCCTTCACCACGATCAGCTTCCAGACTGATGGTAAGGGCGTGAAGTTCACGATCTACAGTCGCAAGCCTGGTGAAGCTGCTGCCGACAAGGATGATCCTTACGGTGAAACCGGCTTCATGTCGATCAAGTGGTACTACGGCTTCATGGCTCTGCGTCCTGAACGCCTTGGTCTGATCAAGACCGTCGCAGCCATCTGATGATGGCATCCAGTGGGGGAAGTGATTCCTCCACTGGTTTACATAAAAATCGTCACAACTGTTGGATTACTAATGTCTGCACACGAACAAGACAACGACACCCCGGATCAACTGACCGTCCTGAAAGGTCGTGCTGACCTTCTGGGTATCAGTTACCACCCCTCCATTGGTCTGGACAAGCTGCGTGAAAAGATCGCTGCTGCCATGAGTGAAGAGAAGTCTGAAATCACTTCGGTGGATCAACTCTCCAACAAGGCACGCCAAGAGCTGTTCAACGAAGCCAATGAGCTGATCCGCATTCGTGTGACTTGCATGAACCCGGCCAAGCGTGAATGGGAAGGTGAAATCTTCACCGTCAGCAACACTGTGGTGGGTACGTTCAAGAAGTTTGTACCGTTCAATGCAGACGATGGTTGGCACGTTCCCCGGATCATCTACAACCAAATGGTTGACCGACAGTGCCAGGTCTTCTACTCGGCCAAGGATGACAAAGGCAACTCGGTTCGCCGTGGCAAGCTGATCAAGGAATTCGCCATTGAAGTCCTTCCCAAGCTGACGGAAGAAGAACTGAAAGAACTGGCCCAACGCCAAGCCATGGCCAATGGCACGGCGTCTGTGTAAGTAACTGAAGCCCCCAGGTAAACGGATCGCTGTATGACGACTGCTCTTGTTACTCCCATTACTCTTGAATCTTTGTCCACCGTCACCGTAGACGGCACAGGCGTCTTCGATGCCTTGATGCGTGCTCAGAGGCAGCACCTGGAAGCAGAGTTCAAAGCTGGTCGAATCAAGGGCTCAGAGTACGCATCTGTTTACCTGGGTTCGATGCAGGCTGTGCTTTCTGCATCGGTTCAGTTTCTGCTGCAACGTGACCAAGCTACCCTGGCTGCACAAAAGCTGCAGCAAGAAGTGGTCATGGTTCAAAGCCAGAAGGCTTTGGTGGATCAGCAAGTGCTCAATGCCGTGGCTGAGAATGATGTCCTGGTGGCTCAGAAGTGTCTTCTGCAAGCTCAATTTGACAACACCCAGGCAACCACTCTGCGGGTGAACGCTGAAGTGGCCTTGGCCAATCAGAAAATCCTCACTGAGAAGGCGCAAACGACTTCCCTGGGTGTGGATGCTGACAGCGTGATTGGTCGTCAGAAGGCCCTGTACTACGCCCAAACCAATGGGTATGCGCGAGATGCAGAGCAAAAGGCTGCCGACCTGATGATCAAGAGCTGGGCCACCCGTCGAACGACTGACGAAGCTACGGTGGCTGACTCCACCAACATGCTTTACGACTCGGCTGTGGGCCGTGCAGTGACCAAACTGCTCAATGGTGTCGGGGCCTGATTCCTTTCCTGGTTTGACAAAGGGAGCCTTGTGCTCCCTTTTTAATTGGTACTGAACATGGGTATTTTTTCCAGCAAGAAGGTCACCACGGTTGGAACCAATATCAGCCGGATCATCAAAGACGAGCAATTGCCGGATTCAATTCGATCCGCAATGATCACTTCCATGTACACCGATGATGACTTCATCGACAGTATTCTGGAAGCCAGCATCTCTTCTCTGTCCAATCGGGCAGAGAGAATGTATGCCTACGTTAAGAAAGACACTGAATTTGGTTTGCCCAGTGGGGAAATTTATTCAGATACTCAGGGGTTTGATCAGGTCCAAAGTGTTTTAGATACTCTTGAAGGGGGCCCGGTACTGATTGAGTACATGAGATTTGGTGGCACCAATTTAATTCATATGGCTTGGATGGATTTGTTGGAGCACCATGGGTATTCCATTGCCAACAATCGGTTGGGGGTATTGAGTTCCCAACTCAATCAGGACGTGTATTTGGAAGACATGTATGTGGAGTTTCCTGCTTCACTCATGAGTTCCTACGATGAAAAGGAAACTACTGTATGGAGTAATCCCCCAAATACGGGAGTTACCCCAAGTCGGCAAGTAACCCTGGCATCCTACTTTACTGCCACCAAACCAGTGATTATCAATACCCTGTCTGTGGTACAGATTCGGGTGAAATACATCTGGGAAAAAACCGTCAATGGTCAAAAGCAGTTTGTCAGGGATTCGTTTGTCATGCCCGTTCGGTATGCAGATTTGAATGGGGATTACTTCCATGCCAAATATGAATACAACGGTCAGGTGAAATACTGGATGTACAAATACGGGTCGGGTGTAGTCACTATTCTGGATTCGGTGTTGACCACATCGCAGACAGTGGTGGGAGACTTTTATCCCAATATCTACTACCGACTCAACAAAACTTCCATTGCTACAGATAAATCCTCACAACGGTACAAATCTCAGAAAAAAATGTCAGGGTACATCGGGGTGGACTTCGATGATCTGTGCGAAGGCTTGCATGAAAACCCTGACATCAAGAGCGTGGAGCAGGCATTTCTGACATTCGCTGTGCCTGCCGATTCCACCAATTCAAATGAATTGAGGTACCTCTATGAGTTCTTTGATGCGGTATATCAGGCATCTCCCAGTACGGACTCTGAGTATGTAAAAACCACCAAGGCAGTGCTTGGGGTATCTGCCAAATACGTCAATTCCAAAACCATTTCCATCAAAGACAACGCTTTGGAAATGAGCTTGATCTACGACGGGATGGAAAAGTCCCGTAAGATGGGTAAGGTATCTGACGTGGGTGAATTCACCCGAGGTGACACCACTGCCACCACTGAATATGGTTTGAAAAGACGTATTCGGTATTACCGGAAGCAGATCACTGAAAACTTCTATGATGAGATTCAGGTATTGAATCTGGTCATGAAATACAACGTGGATGGGTCACACCAAACCACGGTAGGTGATGATGATTCTGAAATCATGCTGGTTCCTCTGGATCGAGGTATCACCCGTAAATACAACTCACGGGATGCTGAAAACTTATATGCCAGGTCAATGCACCTGGTTTGCAATAGCAAGGTCGTGACCACATTGAAGTGGTATCAGCAATCTTGGTTTGGAGCATTGCTCCTGGTGGTGGCCGTGGTAATCACAGTGGCTTCTTTGGGTGCAGACGGTGGTAGTGCAATTACTGCCGCATTGGCATTTTTGTCTACGGCAACTGCCTTAGAAATTGCCATGGTATTGGCATACAAGATTCTGATTTACTTCGCTATTCGTGAAGGCTTCAAAATCTTTGTCAAAGCAGTGGGACCAGAAGTAGCCATGGTGGCTGCTGTCATTGCTGCCGCATACGGTATTCAGCAGACTGCTACGGTTGGTGCCACTGCAACCACTCAGGTTGGACTGCAAGCTCAGACCCTGTTGCAGATTTCTTCGGGTTTGACTTCTGCAATCAACACAGAACTCCAAAGCTATTCCAGTGATCTGGCTTCGGAATCTGCAGCATTCAATACTTTCAAGGAAACCAAGCAAACTGAACTTGAAGAAGCCATGGAGGATTTGGACGTTACTTCTCTGCTGTCCCCATTTGTCATCCTGGGAGAAAGCCCCAGCACCTTTTACCAAAGAACAAACCATTCCGGTAACATTGGAACCTTGGTCTTTGATGACATTCACAACTTTGTTTCTCGCAGTTTGAAGCTGCCTGATTTCTCCGATACGTTAGGAGGTATCACTTATGGCTAATAGTCTTTACGACCCATCTTTGCTCAATATGATTCCGTCTTCCGGTTGGAATCCTAATATCCAACTCAACGCAAATGGGTTGTCTGCAAACCCATTGGCACTTAACTTGGGTACCACAGCATATGGCATGACAAGCCCTACCACTGCTGCACTGACTTCTGGTACCAGTTTGCTGGGGGATGTGGCAGATACAGGTAATCAAGGCCTCTGGTCACAGTTCATGCAAAGCATGAAAGACAACGGCATCCTCACCACCACGGACAAGAATGGCTTGACCACCCAAGGTATTGGCAACATGGCTTTGTCAGCAGGCACAGGCCTGCTCAATGCCTACACGGGGATGCAACAACTAGGTCTGTACAAAGACCAGTTGAACTTCCAGAAAGATGCTTTCTACAAGAACTGGGATGCGAACAAGTCCACGGTCAACAGCCAACTGGAAGACCGTCAACGTGCTCGTGTTGCGTCGAACTCTGGTGCGTATGAATCTGTGTCCAGCTACATGGACAAGAACGGGATCAAATAATGCCTCCTATCACCTGGCGTAACGTAGATGCTCCCGATCTCCGTGGAGCATCCCAAATCCTGGGCCAAGCCCAGAACTCTTTGAACGCAGCATTGGATGCCTTTGGGCGTCCTATTCAAATGCTGGAAGCCACGGAAGCCAAGAACTGGCAAGCCCAAAAGGAGGTCAATACAGACCAGTTCCTTCAACGATTGCAGCAATTCAAGACCCCAGAAGACTTGGCTGCTGCACAGCAGTCAGGAGCCCTGCAGCAACTGCGAGATGGCTTTGGTGCTCAGATTGACATGAAGGCTGCTCGGGATGCTGAACAGGCCCTGCCTGGCCAGCTACAGCAACGCTTCGTGGCAAACCAGAACTACCTGGACACCAAGGCTGACATCAGTGAGCGAGATGCCACGGCTGCTGCCCGTGAGCGTTTTGCTGTGGGTGATGTCAAAGGAGGCAATGCCATCATTGAAGCTGCCAACGTGCGTGCAGGCACCAAGGCAAACACGATGCTGGAAGGTCGCAAGATTGGTAGGGAAGACCAATCGTTTGATCTGCAAAACAAGCAGATTAACCACAGCATGAACATTGCTGACCGTACCTTGGCTTTCCATATTCAAGATGCTGCTGCTCGTCGTGCTTTGGAAGCACAACGTATTGCCACTGAGTCAGCTAACCGAGATAAGCTGCTTCAAGTTAATTCGGCTGCCCAATTGCAAGCAGCAAAAGAAGACATTCTTAAAAAAGGTATTTTGGGTGAGGGGACTCTTGATACCAAAGAAGGCAAGCAGAACCTGATGGACCAGCTTTCCAAATCTTTAGGATTGCCACCTAATGCTGTGCGAGATGTTCAAGAAAACATCTTCAAGCGGTTTCCTGATGGGAAATTTAAGGTTGAAACCAAGGATGCCAAAGGTAATAAGGTCGTTGAATCTTACCCAGTGCCGATTAGCCAAATTCTCAAAGCTGTTGGTGATAATCCTGAGTGGATTGGTGATGGTGCTTTATGGTCCCGTCGTGGGGATGCTGCAGGCAATGCGCTTGAATCCATGATTCAAAAGGCAGCATTTATTCCTGATTTGCGACAGGCTCTGATGCTTCGTGACAGCAGTGCTGCTCAAGTGATCGACTCAGCTCAACAAAGGGCAGATGCCCAAGGTGTGCCGTTGTTCATTCCACCAGCACCCGTCACAACTAAGTCGGTTAGGGGAGGCACTTACCCAAAACGGTAACGCCTGCATCTATTGCGGAGAGGGCTGATGCAGTCCACTCCGCATTGTCGACAGCACCTGTAAAGGTGCAGGCGAATGGCCAACGGGTGACAGCACCTATTGAAGTTGTGCCTGGTGTGTCCAAGCAGATGGTGAATGGGGAGGTCCACACGTCAACTGCAGTAACTGTGTCAGGTAACAAGACAACCAAGTTGGACTCTGTTCCTAACATTCCCGTGTTTACTCCTAAAGACTTTCAACAGAGTAAAACAGTCGTACAGCCTAAAAAGGCTCAGAACTGGGACAGCGCAAAAGAGTTCAACATCACTGTTATCAAGGATGGGGATACTTTTGCTGGCAACTTTGCTGGGACCAGAGACACTGTGACATGCCGCGTGACTGGGGTAGACGCCCCTGAATCACCTAAAGCATGGAAGGATGATCCTGGGCAACCATTTGGGGCTTACGCTACCAGCGTGCTCAAGAAGTTTGTTGAGCAAGGTAAGGTCAGTGTTCAGATTTCATTGTCCCCGCAAGACCAACCAAATAAAGCGAACTATTTTCGCAATGTGTGTTTAGTCACTGTAAAGGGACATGATCTCAGTGCAGCATTGGTAGAGCAGGGGGCTGCGTATGTCTATGAGAAATACGTCAAAGCAGAAATGGAGCCTGCGTTGAATACTGCCCAGCAGAAAGCCAAAGAAGCCAAGAGAGGTGTTTGGTCCCAAGATGGATTAGCCAGGCCGGATGAGTACCGGCATGGCTCTAAGTGAGGAAAGGCCAGCGTTAGCTGGTCTTTTCTTTTTTGATGTCCAGTGCCCAAAGAACTACTGCTTTCAAGATGGGAGGTACCAAAAAACCAATGGTAAGCATTCCTACATGATCTGCATACAAAGAAATGCCTTTGCTTAACTCATGTAGCACAGTACCTGCCATCATAAAAAATAACCCAGCCCAGCTTAACAAGTACATCCGATGAAGGATGATGGGCCAATTCATTTCTTTGAGCTTCATGGTTCCAATGGAGATTCTTTTAGAATCTCTGAAAATTATCCATAGGCCACAGCATGAGCGATAAGATTTACCTGACCAATTTGGAATCCTGGAATCCTTCTGAGGCAAAGCGCGTCAGTTTGGTTGATGCCATGAATCGAAAAATGGCTGCTCTTTCACAGTTTTCTGCAGAAAGGGAAGCTGCTCAGATTCAAAATGCAGACTCTCTGGTTTCCAAATTGGGCCTGTCTTCGTCGTCCGCTGCGGGTCAACTGGTCAATGCCGGTGCCGCCATTGCAAGCGGATCGGCACAGGGTCTTGCATTTTTGCACAACCTGCCTGTTGACGCCTCTGCAGCCCTTGAGACAGCAGGGCTGAACCAGAACGAGTACGACGCCTACGGTCGATATGTAAAGGGGACTGCTTCCAAGGAGGACATGGGGCTTTTGAGTCGTAAGCGTCCTTGGCAGCAACAGACTGTTCTGCAAGCCTTTGAAGCCTCCAACAACAAGCGTGAGCTTGCTCGTGATGTCTCTGCTCGGCTGGACCTTTCACACCTGGTCAATCAGGATGACCGTCAGGCCTTAAGCAACAGCCTGGAAGGTGCTGACACTGAAGCCAATCTGACCAAGATCAAGCAAGGCTGGGAGCACTTGGGAAAAGGTGAAGATGGGGATGGTTGGTCCAAAGTGGCAAGTGGTCTTGGTGGGCTCATTGTCAAAGGCTTGCAGGCAGCCAAGGACAACCCCGCCGGTGCTCTGAACTATCTTGCAGAAAACGTCCCCCAGCTTGCCGTTGGTGCCTATGGTCGCGTAGGTAAAGCCGTGATGACTGGCTTCAATGCCGGTTACGCCATTGACAACTATCAGCAAGGCATTGAGAACTATCGCAAAGCCAATGGTGGTGCGCTGCCTCCTGAAGCCCTGCGCGATGACATGGCCATTTCTGCTGCCATGGCTGGCCTGGCTGAAGTCGCGGGGGATGGTCTGCAACTCACTGGTTTGAACAAAGCACTTGCCAAGCCAGCAACTGACCTGACAAAGCAGACCCTGAAACAGTCTTTGCTTGCTGCAGGCAAAGGCACTGCTTTGGGTGTTGCAGAAGGTGCCGTGTCTGAAGGCCTGACTGAAACTGCACAAACCTACCTGGAAGGCGAAGCTCAACTGAAGCCTGCCTCTGGCATGGACATCTTCAAAGGTGGTGCCATCGGTGCGATGGTGGGTGGTGGCATGGCTGGCCCATTTGCTGCCATTGATGGGGCCAGTCAGATTTCGATGCCCGGTTTCGGTAAAGACACCGATGCCCCCGCTGTGACACCAAATGCTGCCATGCAGAAAGCGGTGGCTGATCGCAATGTGGGTGACCTTGCCGATCCCAAGAGCCCTTCGTTCAACCCAGCACAAGCCTTGGCTGCTTTGCACACTCTCAATGCCAGCGAGGGGACCACGCCAGAAGAACGCAAGACTTTCCAAGCACAAGCCAAAGGTCTGGTGGACTACTACCAACGCACAGTCAATGCTCTCAAGAGCAACACGCCTGATGGCATCAAGGACTTGGAAGATACCTTGACCATGTTGAAGGAAGAGCAAGCCACATTGGGTAGCGATCCCAGTGCTGCTGCTTTGCAAGCGGACATCGACACCATTCAGGCTGAATTGACCAGTGCCAAGCAGACTGCTGCAGACCCTGAACTGGCAAGCAAAATTACCCAGTCCAGCGAAGCTCTGGCAAATGCCCAGAAGGTCTATGACGCCATGACACAAGACACTGTGAAAGCAGTGCGTGATGTTCCGGTGCAAGAAACCCTGGCAGATGCACAAGGCAGTGATCCGGTGAAGGCACCTCAAGCTGCCAAGAAGCTGCTCACCCTGTCCATGGTTTCTCCTGAAGCCATGACGGCTGAAGAAATCAAGTCGGTGGTGGACAACAAAGACAATGGTCTGACCCAGGCAGAACGAGACTACCTGGCTGCTTTCTCGATTGCCAATGAGCAGATTGCTTCCCTGAAGAACATGAAGCAGGTGGGCAAGGAAGTGCTGGTGGGTGACCGTCAGACCGATCAAAAGGGTCTGCAAGACTACCGGGATCGCTTTGGCAAGTTCGTGGCAGGCATGGATGCCAGCCGTGCAGCCAAAGAGTTGGCAGGTCTGCGTAACTTCCTGGCAAGCCATGAAGCCAAGGCCCGAGTCATGTCCCAGGCTGTCCTGGATGCCAAGAATGCTGGCAAGCCTTTCCAGATCGTCCGTCAATCCGATGGTTCCTGGAAGGCTTCGCCCATGACCCAGACCCGAGAAGAACTCCGGGATGCAGGAAACTACTTCGTCAATCCCAAGAGCCAAAAAAGCCTTGAACTGGTGAACCGAGTGCGTAAAGAGTACCGGGCCATCAAGCAGGTGCACAGTGCTCTGAGCCAAGCCTTTGACATCCATTTCAACAGTAAGCCTACTGCTCCGGCTCAAAGCCAAGAAAGCCAAGCCAATGCCCCAAGCACCACGGTTGCACAAAGTCAGCCTGATCAAGTTCAAGAGTCCCAAGCCCCTGCTGTCGACTCGGTTCAGCCTGAGCCTCAACCTGTTGCTCAAGCAGCAGATGCCCCAACTGAGGCCAACCCAAAGACAGACCTTGACCGTGCAGTGGAGCAGGCAGAAAAAGAGTACCGGCGTGTCATTCGTCAGAACCCCAAGAGCCTGTACTCGGCAATCAAGCACAGCCTCTCAGACGCTGACCTGAATGAAGTCTATGGGACTGAGTGGAAGAAGCGGTACACGGCTCTGAAGGGCAAGAACGCCCGTCGCCTCATTGACCAGATCACTGATGGCAGCCTGGACGACTTCCTGCCCTTCAACTTGAACTTTGGCAATGGCATGGCTCGCACTGCAGAAGATGAAGCTGCAGCGCGTGAGCACATCATTGAGCGTTTGCGTGAACGCAACTACCTGACTGAGAGTACAGTTGAAACCCTTAACCGACTGGACGTAACGATCCAGGCATTGCAACAGCCATTGACTGTTGAAGAAATTACCCAAGAGTTCAACGATGCAGCCCAAGATTACGCCATTGAGCAAGCACCTAGCACTGATGAAAATTCGAGCACTCAGCCCGAAACGCAGGATGGAAGTTCTTCTGGCGATGTTGCAAGCGAAGCAGGAGGAAGCGAACAACAAAGCTCTGCCCCCGCCTCCGAGCAAGCCAGCACCAACAGTGAAAGCCAAGAAGCTGCCGCCTCTGCAGACGGAAGACTGAGTGCCATTGCTGATGAGACTGGCCCACTGGCTGGACTGCTCAAGCAAGGTAGTGGTGGTGTCACTGCTGTCACACGTCGTCCTCTGGTTGCAGTCAAAGACTTCCTGAGCAAGTGGAAGTCTGGTGAAGCTCTGCCTTCTAAGTTCCTCAAGGAAGCTGTCACCGAAGAGCAAAAGGAAGCCCTGAAATCCTTCTTCCGATTTGCACAGCAAGTCGTCAAAGCCACCGAGAAGACTCGCATGGCATTGGGTGAAAAGTATTTCCGCCACCGTAACCCGGTGGAGCACTTGCTGAACCAAGCCAATGGCACGGTGGACATGGATGAGAACGTGAAGGCTGCAGTAGCTGCAGGCATCATGTCTTACCTCAATGGCTTAACTGTTCGCAGCCTGGATAACGATGAAGAAGACATCAACACGATGCTTCGTCGTCCTGAAGAGAAAGAAGTCTCTCCCGAATTGATGGAGGCATTCGCCAGCATCGGTACGTTTGCCAGCGCTGTCAAAAATCAGATTGGCAAGAAGATCACAGATGCACTTGGCTTGAAGGCACTGGTGGATGCACCTAAAGACACGCTGCCCAAAATTCAAGCAGCCTTGGGTGCCTACGCAGTCAACCTGATGGTACGCCCGTTGGTGCCTTCTGCTGAAGATCCCAAGAAGCTGGTACCCCTGCTCAAGTCTACGGAAATGACCGTGGATGAAATGACCAAGCTGCTTGGTGATGCAGAAATGCTGGCCAATGTGGATGCCAAGACCATCTTCAAATTCGTCACACCTGTGCGAAACACTGAAGGTGAGCTGTCCAATGAGCTACAGGCCTTGGTGGACTCCCAGCGAGGTGCCAACAATGTGGTGGACGGTTTGTTTGGTACGGATGCCAGCAAGGTAGCTCCTACCTTTGAACCGATTCCTTTCAAGCAAGGTAAAGCCAAGAAGTCCACTTCCAACATTTCCAGCAAGCAAGCTGAAATCCTGAACAAGAAGAACCAGGAAGAGAACTACATCAACATGGACGTGTTCAACCTGGTTGCCAGCATGGACCAGGACAATGCTTTGAAGATGTTTGGCTTCAAGCCTCTGGATGAAAACCCGGTGCACATCGACAAGGTGAAAGCACGGGGAGCCAAGAACAATGGCATCAAGCGAGAGTTTGCTAACCTGATCGAATTCGTCAGTGACCATGTTGTGCCAACGATGGGCATGAACGGTGGTGTGCAAAAGCCCTTCTTCCTTCAGCATGAAGTCTGGCGTAACTTCCGTGTGGGCATCAAGAACAACCTGTTCAACCCACAGACCAGCAAGATTCATCGGTACATGATGTATCGCCCCACTTGGCAAACCAAGGTGGACAAGACCAATGCAGCCCAAGTCATGGACTTCAAGCTGCGTGTGCTGGAAGGCTTGGGTGTCAAGACTGACAAGCAAGACAACACGAATTCTTTGACAAAGTGGGAAAGCAAGACGGGTACCGAAGTCATCAAAGCTGCTGTGGCTGCTTTGAAAGAGGGTCTGCAAGGCAATCCCTTTGACCAGGCTGCTGTGGTGGCAGGTGTTCAGGAAGCGGGTGAGAAAGCGCACTCCCTCAATGCCCTGATTGCCTTGGCCAAGTACGAGATGACGCCTGAAAACGGCTCCTTTGATGCAGTGCTGATTGGTGAGGTCGATGGTGTAACCAACGGCCCGATGCTGACACATCTGTTCCTGGGTGCCGCTGATACCAAGGGACGCTTGTTCAATGTGGTCAAGCGTGGTGGTTTCTTCCACCAGGACAGCCAGCATCAGAACTACAACATCTATCGGGGCAGTGAAGGTGCCCTAGACTTGTACGAATCGCTTGCCAAGGCTGTGATGCGTAACCTGGGAATGCAGACCATTCAGTCTGCGGCTTTCCAGCCTCTGTGGTACTTCGTAGGTGAGATGGTGGATGAGGCTGGCAAGATTGCCAAGGGTGGTCGAGACATCGTGAAAAAGCCGATCACTGCTTTGATGTTTGGTTCTGGCTTGGGAACCATTCAAGAAGGCTTGGGTGACACTTTCTTGGATGCTGTGTATTCCAAGATGGAAAAGCTGGCAAGCCTTCCTGCTAGTGAGCAGTACGCAAAGACGGCTGAACTGATTGACAACCTCAACAAAATCTTGCCGAGCACGCAGCAGATTCAGCACATGCCGTTGTCTGATCTGTTGGCAACTCCCCTGACTTGGCAACAACGCAAAGTCTTGAAAGAGGCTTTCTCTGAGAAGTTCGGCAAGCCCATGGTTGACACCATGGGGACTGCCTTCGCTGGGATCATTGAACGCCGTAATGCAATGACCCGCACTGCCAAGGCCATGTACTTGGTTTCGGATGCGGTGCGTTCAACGCTCCGGCAGCAGTACATCCGAGAGCTTGCACTGCAAGGTGACATCGACATGTCTGCTATGGGCGAGAACACGGTAGACCTCTCTCAGAAGCAAGAAGCCGAGTTCATGACTCGGATCAACAAGTTGATGCCTGTTCTGGGTACTGCGTACTCACAAGCCAGTGGCAATCCTGATGCTGGTTTGCCTGTGGCCAAGACCAAGCAACAGATGAGTTCGGACAGTCAGTATGAAACCAATGTGGCTTTCCAACGTGAGTCTGGAAAAACCAACCGTGTTGAGAAAGTGGCTGCGGAAAGCATGGTGACCGCTGATCCGGGGGTATCTCTGGTTCCTGCTTCGATCCACTCGTCTGACAGCTACATCTCCCATGTGGCAGCTTTCTTGTCGGAAGCATTGAACATTCATGATGCTCATGTGGCGGGCATGGGTGAGTTCACTCAGGTGGCAAAGAACCTCAATGCAGCCACTTGGGAAGCCTTGCTGAACTACTCCCCCATGAAGGCCATGGCCGATTCCATGGGCAACATGCTGCAAGAGCTTGGCAAGCTGATGGCTGACGAGAGCTTTCAGCAATACGTGACTCCGGCACTGACTGCAGCACTGGAACAAATCAAAGCTGATGCTCTGAAAGCAGCACCGAAAGAAGACAAAGCCAGGATTAAAAATCAGAGCCTACTTGAAGTAATCAATGGCTTGGTCAGCAATGCGTATTACACAGCAGGTGTGGCAGATCAGATGCGTCTGAGTGTTCTGGCTGAGATGGGCTTTATTGACCAATACGCACTGCAAGGTGGTCAGTATGTGGTCACTGATACAGACCGAGAAGCTGCAGTCAAAAAGCTGGAAGAAGTGAAGTTCACCATGCCAGATGAAGTTGGCATTGCTTTGGGTGGTTTGGGGGAAGTTCTGAACAGTGGTATGTCTCCTGTTGTGGATGAAGTCATCACCACAAACCCTGAGTTTTTTGTCACTGTAACGGCCATGCCTGACAACCATATCATCCGTGTGCTTCGATTGCTGAAAGATCGCAAGGGCACCCACAGCTTTCAGAACTACGCCATTGACAAGGTGCTGCGAGCATTTGAGGCAGGGGGTGGTACAAAGGGAGCTACTCAAGCCATCACGGAAAACCTCAAACCAGAGCAGGCAGCCCGCCTGCTGTCGTTCTTGGGTGAGATGTACACCAAGGGCTTTGGCACGGTGCTGGGTCCGATTGGCAAGCCTGCTGTGGCCCCTGCACCTGGTCTGGTGGCTTTGTTTGAAGGCCAACCAAAGATGGATGGTTCAGAGTTGGTGGAGTTCCTGGCAGGGCACCTGGGCAAGAGCGAAAACCAGGAAGCCAAGTACCTGCGTACCATGTTGGGGCGAGTCAAGGCCATCCTTCCTCCTGGCTTGAAAGTGCAGTACGTCACCACGGAAACCCTTGAAGAAGACCTTCCTGTCAACGAACTGGGTTCTCGTGGATGGTTCATCCCGTCCACTAACACGATCTACGTGCGTGGCACTGAGTTCGCCAAGTCTGGTTTGACTTCGGAACTTCTGGTGCACGAGCTGCTGCACGCTGCTTTGGTGAGCACGGTTCGCAAGCCCCGGACAGAAGAGCAAAAGAAGATCGTTACCGACCTCGACAATTTGCTTCAACAAGTGAAGGCTTACCACCGTGGTAAGTCCATGAGCGACAACATGGTGCACGCCACCGGCAATCTGGATGAGTTCATCTCCTGGGGGCTGACCAACCAGGATGTCCGTGCTGAGTTGGGCAAGATTCAAGTCAAGTCCAAGCTGGGCAAGTTTGTGACTGCCCTGCATGACTTCATCACCAAGGTCACTGGCTTGCTGTTCAACCGTCAGATGACGGGCAAGGAAGCTGAAGTGGATGCTTTCACGGCTTTGGTGATCCGAGTGAATGACCTGGTGGAAGTCATGGAAGCCAGCGAAGACCGAAACTTCGTGAAGGAGCTGCAAGACATTGAAGAAACCATGAACATGGTTTCACCTTCACCTGTGAACGACTACACCACTCAGGAAGTTTTCGACTCCTTGAGTGGTTATGGCTCCAGTGCTGTGTTCCAGGAACGGCTGCAGACTGTGCTGGATGATGTGGTTAACAAACTGCATGGTCCCTTTGGTGCAGTGAAAACCCAGATTGAAGCCAGCTTGGGCAACAACCCCTTGGATGTCTGGTCTGCTCTGCAGGCCAAGGGGCAGCGTCCCTTCTCTTCGCGGGTGCTCAATGCTCCTCTTGGCTTCTCTCAGAAAGAAGCCTATGTGGCTGAACAGGTGGAAGCCGTGTTCACCCATGTCCTGCAAGACAAGTCGGCAGTAGACAACGCTGTGTTCCGTGAACTGGAAAAGCTCTACGCACAAGCCAAGGAAAAGCTCAAAGGCAACATCCCGACCGACCTCTACAAGTTCGTCTTCCAGCCAGAATCGCATGGTTCCCTGGATGGGAAGTCCAATTACATGGCTCGCTTCATGGCGTTGACCCTGGCCAATGAGCAGTTCAACAAAGCCATGACCTTTGAGACTCGCAAGGCAGACCTGGTGATGAAGGGTCGTTCCTTCATGGAACGTGTGGAAGCTACTTGGCGTGCTGCCACCGATTGGGTGGGTTCTTGGCAGACGGGTACTTCCTTGGGCCAAGCAGGCACCTCAAAGATGGCTGCACTGGTGACTGACTTGGTACAAGCCGAAAGCCGAGGCAAGGGCCAGATCATGGCTGGCAAGTCGATCACCTCTTTCTTTGATCCCATCGAGGCCCAAGGAGCCAAGGTTGTCAAAGGCATCAGACAGCAAGTGGTCAACGCCACCCAGTCCAAGTTTGTGAAGCAAAACAGCTTCAAGGTGGTTCGCATTGCGGGTGTTGCCACCAACATTGCAGCCAGTGGCAAAGCCGGAGCCATCGTCCAACAGATGAATGCCATGCGAGATTCCCTGTGGAAATCCAGCACGGGCACTGCCTTGGGCCTGGTCAACTATGTCAGTGGCATTTCTCAGTGGGCCAACACCCTTTTGCTGGAAGCCAAGAAGGTGGAGAAGCAGCGACTGGCCGTGTCCAACGACGTGTCCAGCTTGGTTAAGTCTTCCTTTGCCAACGAAGGGGAAGACATCACCAAGGAGCAAAGTGATGCCCTGGCTTCTGTGGTGCTGCGTACCGGGATGCACTTCCTGGTGGACAGCTACAGCATGGACGAAATCCTGAAGATGCTGGATGCCCCCAAGGCACTGAAAGCAGCCATCGACAAGGAAGTGGGTGCGCTGTCTGGCTACCCAGAGGTGCATTACTACATCAAGCAGGCCAAGGGTCTTGGTTTCTACACTGCCACCGGCATGGTGGCAGTGGACAACCAAATGCTCAATGCAGGCAACATCGCTTCGGTGATCAACCTGGGAGGCAAGGCCCCGGCACACAGCGAAGCAGCCAAACTCGTTTTGGAGCGATTGGTGACGTTGTATGGCCTTCGGTATTCCAACAAGGATTCCATCGCAGCAGCAGCCTCTCTGATGCGTTCTGAGAGTGTCCGTGGTGACCAAAGCGGTGTTCTGATGGCCCTGCACATGCACAAGCATCTGCACATCCAGGCAGAAGAACGCTTGTTCAAAAACAGTGAAACCATGATGATTCATGGCTACATGCCTGAAGTGGTTGACCCCACTGTGGCATTTGAAGTTGCCCGTGATCCTGCAGAGGTGCAAGCCTTGCTGGACAAAGGCTACGTGGCCTATCAGCCGGTGATGCTGGACAAGAACGATCCCGACAAACGCAAGGCCATGATCTATGTCCTGCGAGGTGGTGGCATGAGCCGTCGTCTGACTGGCATGGTGTCGTTGACCGATACCAAAGCCAAGGGCACCAGCAAGCACAACCAGTTCTACAGCACCCATCTGCAAGAAGGCAAGAACAACGCTTTGAGCATGGCCGCAATTTCCAGCCGTGCTCATCAAGAAGTGTTGAACCAGTTCAAGGCCGATCCTGGCTTTGATCCGTTCAAAGCCCGTGAAAAGCAGAACTACATGCTGCCCATCTTGAACCAGCATGGGGAAATGGTGGATTACCGCTATGTCATGGGCCACCAGACGCGAGACACCTTGCTCCGTCGAGACAACCGTTTCGAGCATCTGTTGGGCACGATGGCAGGTCAAACCTTTGACAAGCAAGCCACCCGAGAACAGAACGAACTTGTGATGGAAGCTCTGCGTGAGCACTACACCAAGAACTTTGGTCTGAATCCTAAGCAGTTCATCCAGGTGCACAACACCAGCACGGACCCCAAGATGAAGGAAATCTGGGACATGTTGCCTGAGAAAACCAAGCAAGACGTGCAACGTATCTGGGGCACAGATGGCTTGTGGGTTCCGAAGAACATGGTGGATGTGGTGTTTGGGTATCGCAAAATGAGCCTGGCCGACATGTACGACAAAGCCAAGCCAAACTGGGCTGAACGTCAGTTCATGGATGCGGTAGGGTACTCACTGCGTTTGTACGCACGTAAGGCTTTGAAGATGGACCAGCAAGGTGCAATCCAGTACGCCAAGCGTGGTGCAGCCACCGTGCGTCAAATCGAGGCTGGCTGGCAAGAGATTGTTCAGGAAGCCAAGGATTTCATTGTGGTGAAGTCGTTCACCGTGCTGCGAGACAACATGCTGTCCAACATGATGATGTTGGCATTGAAGGGCGTACCCATGTTGGATTCCCTGCGTGACCAGCACATTGCTTTGAAGGGTGTGATGGATTACGAACGTGACCGAGCTGCCCTGGCCCGACTGCAGTTGATTCAGGACACCGGGTACGGAAGCCAAAGCATGGACGAAGTGGCGGCTCAAATGGTGGAGTTGCAAGACCGGATTGCACGCAACCCTATCAAGGAAATGATTGATGCAGGCTTGCTGCCGACTCTGGTGGAAGATGTGTCCATGGAAGAAAACCCGTACTCTTACAAGAGTGAACTCACCAACTGGGTGGAGGATAAAACCTCGGGCTTGAACAAGCATGTGCTCAAAGCAGGTAGGTTCATGTACATGACCCATGACTCCCTTCTGTACAAGATTCCCAGCAAAGCCACTCAGTATTCGGACTTCATCAGTCGGTATGCCATGTACAAGCATCTGACGACTCGAAAGAATCCTATGACCAGTGCTGAAGCTGTGTTTGAGGCATCTGAGGCCTTTGTGAACTACGACATTCCTTTGCCCAAGAAGATTCAGTATATGGATGAAATGGGTGTGTTGCCTTTCATCAAGTATTTCTTGAGCATTCAGCGTGTCCTGGCTCGCAACTTCCAAGACAACCCTCTGCGCGTTCTCAGTGCGGTGGCTTTGAACAACTTTGCAGGCAATCTTCCGATGCCTACAGACAGTTCGTTCCTGACTCGAATTGGACACAACCCCATTGGTTTGGGTGCTGCGGTTTACCCCAAAGCCCTGACCGAAGCGGCCACGGCCAATACGATTCTCTCTCTGCTGTAACCAGGTAGAAAATGAAGGAAGGCCCCAATGACGGGGCCTTCGTTCATTCACTCGGAAAGGTCTTCACGATGCGGTCAACTATCGTGGATTGATGAAGTAATTCTTGATGCTGGTGTAGATGAATGCCAGGATGCAGCAAGCAACTACACATGCACCGAGCAGCAACACTGCCAGGTAGACATACCAGCCTACAAAAATCACCGCCCCCATGACGGCTATCACAATGATGAACCCCATGAGGGAGAGGACCAAGCTCAATAGCTTGCGTCCCATGGTTTAGCCGAACAGGCTTTTGGCTTGTGGCACTTCGTTGGCAGCTTCTGGTACCAGAGCAGTCACGACAGCTTCAGGAAGTTCTTGAGCAGCAACCGGCTCTTGCTCAGGTTCTTGCACATCCAGCTCCTTTGCGGTGGCTTCTTCCGAAGTCACTGCAGCAGCTTGAACAGGGGTTTCCTGTGCCGAGGGTTTCACAACGTCTTCGATGACGAGTTCAACGCTCAGGCCAGCACCCTTGCGGCTTGCCGTGAAAGCAGCCTCAACGGTCTTGTTGGCCAGCAAGATGCCTTGCGATTGCACAAACAGCTTGATGCCTGCCAGGATGTCAGGTTCTTGAAGAACGAGTTTCATGGTTCTCTTTCAAAGTAAGGAGATGAGTTGTTGGAACTGGTTTGATTTGATCCCTGCATGAATGGCACCAGTTGCGTCAGCCATGTGTTCAGCAGTAGATTCGGTCACCTTCACAACGCCTTTGCGTGTGTAGGTAGGCCAATTGGCTTCGGGATGGGTTTTCATAGCCCAGTCAATCATCTGCTTCTTGGAAGCAGTAGGATCGCCTGTGGCTGCAACCTTGACCTCGGATGCGGTGACTTCCATGAACTGAAGGCCACCTGCTCTGAGGGCACCCAAGATGCCTACGCAGATTGCGTATGAAGCCATGGCACGGGCAGATTGACTTCCCACAGGCACTTCAACAAAGGCCATCTTGGCTTGCTTGAGAGCGTCAACTGCGCCTGCAGTGAGTTGTCGAGCAGCTTCGATGTCTTTGCTGTTTTGTCGTACCTGTTTGCCAGTTGGGATGGTTGGCTCAATGGTATTGAGCTTCTGAATGGTGATCTTGTTGGTGTCCAGATCAAGCACACCAATCGAGATACCCCAATGCCGTAGGCTGGGGTCCATTCCGACAACTGGAATTTGCCGACTCATCAGTGAGCGACAGCGGTTTCAGCCGAGACAGTGACCAGAGCCAGTTCCAGTTGTTCCTGACTCAGTTGTTCTTCCTTGGCTTCTTCGGGGCCAAAGGACTGGCTGATTGGCAGTGTGCCAAAGTAGTCCATGGCAGTGGACAGGCCAGCTTGGAAACCACGCAAAGCGTCACCGGTCAGGATCAAAGGATCAGTGGAGTTGGTGAGGGTAACTTCCGTGCCATCCGGGATGTTCATGAAGTGGTTGACAGTCTGCATCTGGTGGCTGTGCCAGACCGACAGGATCGAGAAAAACTGGTCCATCGACTCAATGGGCTTCAGTTGAACTTCACTGTTGAACTCCTTGGGGGCTTCTGCTTGAGCAGAAGTGTCTTGGGGTTCAACAGCTTCGTTGGTTTGGGTCATGGGATGCTTTCTTTGGGCCTGTGGTGCGTTTTCACAGGCCCAGTAAGGGGTAAGGCAGGGGATCAGGCAAACAGGCTGCTGGCGGGCTTGGAAGAACCTACCGGAGCACTGGCCTTGGCACCCGGCAGACCTGCCGTACCCTTGGCACCAGCACTCTTGGCCTTGTTTTTGGTAATGCCCGTCCACTTGGAAGCCCAGGTGTCCACGAACACTGCGGTTTCTGCCTGGGCACGGATTTCAGCCGTGGTCATGCGGTCGCGTGCACGGAAGAACTTTTCGATTTCGTTCTCATCACGAGTTTCACCAGTGGGCTCATAAGCACCTGTTGCTGCGTTCTTGGCCGTCTTGTCAACGGTCTGACGCAGCACTGCAGCCAGGATGTCTTGGCCGATCAGGTCGGTCAGCATTTCCACCTTGGTGGGAACTTCGGCCTTGGCTGCAGAGTTGTACAGAGGGATCACCTTCTGTTCGGTTTCCAGTTGGCTGATTTCCTTGCCCACAGTCAGCAGGCACAGGCTGTTGGCCATGATGAAACCAGGCAGGTACTGGGCCTTGCCATCCTTGTCCTGGTAGGTGTTCTTGCAGCCTTTGGCCGTGCCAGAGGTCATCCAGAACTGTTGACGGACTTCTTGGTTGCCGGTTTTGCCCACGATGTTCAGAGCCAGGGCACCACTGTCAGCTTTGGTCAGATAGGCCAGCTTGATATTCAGGGTGTACATGCCCGATTCCAGGATGCGGGAACCACCGATGACATCTTGTTCATCGGCAATAGAAGAATCGGTAGAGAGATTGGAAAGAAGAGACATGGTATTCCTTGGAGTTGCGTAAAGCAGGTTGGGTTTGTTTGAAAAGGGCTGATTCTAATCAGCCGTAATAGGTTTGGAGTCGATCCAAGACCAGTTGAAGGTTATTGTCAATAAAGGTTTCACCATTGGTCCACATACCCAGTGGACCACGAAGGCGTTCATGGACGGTTTCACGGGTGAGCTTGGTTTGGAAGACGTACTTGAAGCCAAGCATTTCCTCTTCAGGAGTCACGTTCAGAAGGTCGGACTTGTATTCCTTGAGAGATTTCAGTGAAACCTTCTTGGAACCAATGACCACACTGAAGTAACTTTCAATTCCGTTGTTCTTCAGAGCACCCTTCACAGGCACCTTGGTTTCCATGACCATCTCCGACTCGTTCATGTTGTCGGCAGTGTGGGCCAGGAAGATCACTCGCTTCTTGGAGTTCGCCACATGGTTTTGCATCAGCACCTTGAAATACTGGGAGAACTGGCCCCACTTAATCTTCGACCAAGGACGCTACGCCTTGGCCCGTTCTCTTATGAACTGCTCATGATTTCCCATGAGAAGAGACTATATCTTCACCTACAACATTACTTGTTTAGGTGCCAACCGCTTCGACCTCCAATAGCTTGAGGCCTACTCCCCCTGTGGGGATAGTCGTTGCACGTTACTGAAATTACTGTATGGGGTGGGGTAAATTGTTTTGAGAGATGAATGCGTTACGCGCATTCAGGGCCTCTTCCTCAGTCAAACAGACTTTTGAAAAAAGAGTTTTGCTCTCAAATGTTACGCGAGCAACCCATCGTTTATGGGTGACGCTCCAATTTACTCCGGTAAACCTATTGCAGCCTTTTCCACTTGATCGCTGATTGGCGGTTTGTGTGCTGCGAGAAGCCCATCTCAAATTTGATTTTGTATATCCTTCGTTGTTGTCCAGCCTGTCAACAGTCCCTTCTGTAGGACTGTAATTGGGTAGGCTTTCAACAAAGGCTTTGAAATCTTCAAATGATCTGAGGTCTTCTGATAGGGAAATTCCCCTTGCACCATAGTTTATATAGCTAGTGTGGTTGGGGTTTGTGCACCTTTGCGTGATGGATAGCCATCGTGTGTACAAGGGATGCAATTCATTTCCGTAGCGCTTTTTTCCCATACATACCCTTTCAAATAAACACAGTGTACTTGTTTGCTAGGGTACTTTCAGTCTTCGCTCAGGATTGCCATATCTTTTCAGACTTAGGTTTTCCCTGAATTCAATCGGTATTGCCCTGGCTATTTCTAGCCAGGCGGCCTAGTAGTTAAGCCTGCATGGTGTTAGATGAGGGCAAAACGTGAATCGACTCGTACATGTCAAGCAGGTACGTGAGGGTGTCAATCACAATAGTGTGGATGTGCGCTTGCTGCTCTGCCCATTCAAATGCCTCGTAGATTTGCAGAGGATCGGTGACCGTCTTCTGAATAAACTTGGCAGGGAATGGCAGTCGTTTGCCAGCTTCACAGTTCAGGTAGAGAACCCCTTCAGGATTCTTCAAACCCATCAGGGAAGCTGATTTGCCAGTAGCAGATTTGCCAACCAACAAAATAAGGTGATCGTTGACTTGCTGAGTCATATGTGTCCTTGAATGAAAAAGAGGGTGCCTCTTTCGAGACACCCTCTTGGATTTTTCGCAGAAGGAGACGGAGGCTCCCTCAACGTTTAACTATCGAACCAGAACACAACACGAACGTCGTGGTGGTTCTCTACCGCACGAGGAACTGACTCGATCAGTTCACGCAGGTAGGGGAGTAGTATCTTGGCATCAGGCCCTGCAACCAGAAGTTCCAGGTACTTTTCAACCAAGTGTTTGAGTGTGATGTGGCTGTGGCCATAACCCTCAAATCCAAAAGAATCACAGACAGAGCGAACTTCTTCACTCACGTCCATGGGCACTCCTCTTGGTTTGAATGCCCAGGGCCAGGATGTTCTGACCCCATCATGTAACAGGCCATATATCTGGTAGTTCTCTGGACAATCCACCTTGCGCATGGTTGCGTTGACCCAGCCGAAACGGTTGGGCTTTTCTTCATTGAAGGTGTCTTTAGAGGTTGCCACCCACTCACCGTTCACACGGTGTTCGGTGTACATGTGCACACACGTCGTCACTTTGATACTCCCGGTCGATGCGGGCTGGTCAGGCCCGGCTTTGCTTACCTTGTCGCCAGGGCTTTTCCGACAGTGACCATGACGGTTCCCATGATCTCTGCTTCATCCAACTTGTCGGCGATCTTGTTGTTGAGTTGTACCACTCGGGATCGAATATCCTCGAAACCAAAGTTTGCGTCAAGCAAGATCATGGCGTAACGCAGCAGCATGTTGTTGCGATTGCCGTCTCCGATGTTGTTGATCACCCAGCGTTCCAGGTTGTCCATTGCCTGCTGGGTTTGCAGGCGTTCCTTTCGCTCTTCGTTCTTACTGGTTTTGGGAATGAAGGGTAGGGCATCGAGCAACTCGCCATCGTTGTACTCAAAGTGACCATCGTGAGACAGCCACTTGCGTGCACGTTGATTGGTTTGATCGTCGAGCTTGAAAGGCAACCACTCATAAAGGTTCGACATGAACTCTTTATAGTCACGGGCATCGAGTGCCAGTGTGTAGTTGATGGGCAAGATGACCCGGAAACGGTGTTCTTCTTCTGTGTGTCTCTTGGTGGTGTAAATCAGGTACTTGTAATTGCTCAGAAGAGTTCTCACAGTATTGAGTTTGGTTCCACCATCAATGTCCAACACCACAAGGTTGAAGCCAGCTTTGCAGCTTTCTTCTTGTCGATGACCGTCGACAGTGTGGTGGTTGATCCAGTGCAGTCCGGGGGCTTGAGTCAGCTTGTGAAGCTTGTCAAAGGGGGCGACTTCGTTGTGGTACCCATAAGCCAGATCGGTGCTGTGGGCTACCACCATCTTGCTCAAGTCGGTTTCTTGGAGGGTTTCACCTCGCAGGAACTCGATACCGTCGCTGAACGACTTCTTGATGATGATGTTGTTCTTGTAGCCGTAGGCAATGGCAAGAGAGAGCATCTCTTGCTTTTGGCCTGATGCACCACGGTAGAAGGGGAGGTCTTCCACCATGTCGGCTTGGGTCACGTCTTGCTTGCAATTGGCAATGTACTTGGCCAGCTTGACGTAGTTGCGATCACGGGTCAGCAGTTGATGGAAGGCTTCACCCGATTCCTCGGCCAGTTTGATGGCCTGGTACAGATGGTCTTCCGTCAGCTCAGGTGACTTTTCAACAAAGGCATAGGCACCTGCCAGCTTCAAGGCTTTGAAGTAGCGGTGACTGAGTTCAGCCTTCTTGATTTCGTCGTGCTCACGCAGTTCGTCTGCAGCGTCTTCACACTTCAGGCGGTACTCGATCAGCAGCAGCGTGGTGCTCTTGCTGATGGAGATGCGTCGGTTGACATTGGCAATGTCAGCCAGCTCTTCCAGTTCTTCTGCAATCTGGTTCACGTAGGCCAAATCTTGCTGATTGACCATCATGTTGTACACGTCTTCAGGCGTGAGGTTTTTAGGACGGTTGGCTGCCTTGTTGTAGCCAAAGAAGCATCGACGTGCGTAGCCCGTCTCCAACATGGCGTACATCTCTTCCTCTGTCTTGCCACCGTTGAGCAGCTTGGAAGGTGCTCCGAAGAGCAGCATGTTGGTGGGAGTCTTGCCAATGATTTCTTCTGAACGGGTGTTCTCAGAAGTGTTCTTGGTGAGCTTCTGCTTGATCATGCCCTGGTCGTACAACTCAAGGAAGGTGCCAAGCACTTCCAGGTTGCCAACCAGGTTTGCACCGATTTCGTCGATCTGCAGGTTCACAGAGCCTGCTTCGGCCATGAGCAGCATGTGACGCATCTGCTTGACGGCAGCAGGTGTACCACTGTCAAAGCTGAATGCAAACTGCCCCAGGCTATCAAACTCCTTTTGCACACGCACCAGCTCATCATCCGGGTCAGTGCCTTTGCGGACAGCCCGTTTGTTGGCCAGCTTGGGCAAGTTCATCTCTGCCAGCTTGGGGAAGGTTTCGTTCACAAAGCGTTCACGAAACAGGTTCAGCACATGGTTTTCCATGAAACCTGTGGAGACACCTTTGCCTGTACCCGATGGGCTCAGGTTCAGGGCATACATGCTGATGGGGATGTCTCCCCGGTCATGGGTGTTGATGGTGGCGCGCATTTGCGAAGCCACCTGAGCAAAGTAGTAGCCCGTCAACACACGAAGGAAAAGTGGGTTCATCCTGGTTTTGTTTTGCAGGATGGATACCAGCTTTTCTGCTTTCGGGTTGTGGGCAATCTGATCAAGGGGTTTCATTCATGGCCTCAAGAAGTGGTGATGAGCAGATCGCCAGCAGCGATCAGTCGATCCTTTTGTGTGCACACCGAGAATGCAGAGCAGTATTTGCAGGCAGTGACTTCGCCTGGCTTCTCGATGACGACGCCTTTGCCTCCGTCTTCTGCAAGTCGGATGTAGGCGTCTTGTTTGTTGTCAAAGTTCTTGGTGCTGCGACTCAGCTTCTCAGGGTTCTTGTAGTATTTGAATACCGGCTCAGAACGCCAAAGGTCTTCGGAAGTGCACTCAGGGATTTGGTCTTCGGGTGCATCCCAATACTGGTCAAGCTGATTGAGTTTTCGACGCACAAAGGCATCGGTTTCAGGAATGCTCTTGAGGTCAAACAGTTGCTCCAAGGTACGAGTAGGTGGGTAGGCGGGGTCTTGTCGAGCCTTTGCACCGGACCAGTCTGTAAAGATGAACTGAATCGCCATGCGATCACGAGTCACCAAGTCAGGATTCAGCCAACGATAAATGCTCCCTTGCCAGGAATACTTTTCGTTGTTGGTTTGGTGGATGTAGGTGTAGACGGAAGTGCTTTTGAAGTCTTCCAGTCGACCATCACCAATGAAGTCGTACTTGCCACCGATGGTGTACTTGCCTACTTTTTTGAAGGCACGTTGTTCCATGTAGATGGGAATGATCCCATCGAACATTTCTTCTTTGGTGGGATTGATTCTCACCTTGTCAATGACGCCTTTGGGATAGCCCAGTAGACGCATTGCATTTTGGTAATTGGTCTTCCATGCACGCTCGATTCCATCGTGCAATGCTGTACCCATGCGGGATGCAGTCATGTCACGTAGATCAATCGCCTGTGTGGTGGGTGGAACACGGCTTGCCAAAACCAGTTGGCGAACAGGTTTGATCAGTGAAGTGGCCGAAATGTAGTTCGGTTCGTCGATGTGATCGTAATGGTCCGTGGCCAGGAACACTGCCATGGACAGAGGAACGGAAGATGTGTTGGTGTATTGAGGTTGATTCATGGCACTCGCCTGTTAAGTCCACCGAGCGCAGGAGGCGCATGAACCAAATCAAACTATAGCAAACCGAGCTTCTCGGTAAGCATTCCATCTGGCTCGGTGGCTTGCTGATCTATTTTGAACACGGGTGCCTTTGCATTTCTTAAATTGCAATACACCACATTGAGGGCAGGGCAGCCGTCTTACTTCATACCGAGTTGCAACGGCTTGGGTGTTGCTGCTGTATGCCATGACTATTGCCGCTTAATCCATTGGTTTGCTTTGAACATGGAACCAAAAAACTTTGCTTGCCATGGCACACCATCAATCCATCCACAGGTGCCAAGGCAACCTACTGGACGGACACAAACAGATTGCCTTAGTTGAATTGCCTCATATTTCATGATGGTGTTTTGTTAACCTCAATGAGTTTTTCTAAGTAGTGCTTGGCTTTTTCAAGGTCTTGTACTCCTCCTTTGTCTTTCCATCGACTCACATATTTGATTACGTTGCCTTCAAGAAAACCAATGTCGTTGGAACTGATAAAGTCCCAAGGCTGAATGGCTTTTTTCATGTAGTGGTCACCACCAGGCTGGCGGGAGTTTGCTGTAGACATACTTTCTTTCAGGAATCAAAAAGGCTCCCCGGAGGGAGCCTATGGAGTTGGTGGGGTTGCTTATGCCGAACAGGCAATGCACTCGTCCTTGACCACCACTCCGCTACGGGAGTAGATGTAATACTGGCTGAGGCAGTCAGGATGCGTGAACACCAGTGTCATGAGTTCGGCAATGAGGTCTTCACTGCCTTCTTCTGACACGTAAAAGTTCAGGCTTTGGCCTTGACAGGTGTGCCGTTGGCGTTGAACGTGATGACGAAGCAGGATTCGTTGATCCATTTCAAAGGCGTTGAGAAACACCAACTTCTCTTCATCAGTCAGCCAATCCACATGCTGAACAGAGCCCAGGTGGTTGATCAGATCGGTGATGGTGTCTTCGTTGTAAACACCTTTGGCTTTCATGGTTTCGTAGATCACCGGAGTGATCCGACGCAGTTCACCAACAGTAGAGCCAGCGTCATAGACCATGCCAGGATCGGGGAACCAAGACTCACTCACACCCCCCATAAGCAGGGATGTGGTTTTGGTTGGTGCGTAAGCAGTGCGGTGAGTGTTACGTACACCATAGCCTTTGCACCATTCTGGCTCACCATATTCCTGAGCCAGCCATTGAGAAGCACGCAGGCTTTCTTTGGCCAGGTGTTCGGCAATCTCCATGGACAGGAACTGAGCTTCTAGGCCCACGTAAGGAATGTCTTTGCCTTGCAAATAGGTGTGGAAACCCATGATGCCCAGGCCCACTGCACGACCCTTCTCAGTGAAGGTGCGGACCTTTTCCAAGCCAGTGACACCTTTGGAGGTTTCGATGAACTCGGAGCACAGACAATCCAGGAACACTGCAGCAATGAATGCCGAATCACTGTTCTTGATCTTGTCCCAGTGAACGAGGTTCAACGAAGACAGGATGCAGGAGTAGGTGTATTCCTCGCTGCTGTGCAGCATGATTTCGGTGCACAGGTTGCTGGCCTTGATGTCCAAGCCAAGGTCTTTGTACATCTGAGGACGGTGGCGGTTGGCCTTGTCCACAAAGAACCAGTAACCCTTGCCGGTCACCAGCTTGATGTACAGAGCTTTTTGGAACTTGCGTTCTGCTTCAGGCTCACCTTTGACCAGGGCTTCCACAAAGCTGTCTCGGACGATCCAGCCGTAGTTTTTGCCGTTTGACGAAGCCAGCAGACCATCTGCAGCCTCATCCCAATCAGGATGCTCAATGTCCAGATAGGCACCAATCGAGCCTCGACGGTTACCACCTTGGCTGATCTTGGCAGCACAGGTAAAGAAGTCTTCGATGACTTCCACTGCACCGTTGGCTTTGCCGTTGCCATTGAACTTGCTGCCCCGTGGCCGGATGGCACTGAAGTCAGCAGAGGTACCAAAGGCGTGCTTGGACAGGAGTGCGGTTTCACGCAAAGACGTGTAGAAGTCATCCACGTTGTCACCGATCACCTGACCGGAGCACGAAACCATCATGCCTCGTGTGGTGCCTGTGTTGGCCAGGGCAGGGGATGCAGGAGACAGGATGCCGTCCCACAGTTCATTGAAGAACTTGGCTTCCCACTCAGCTTCACGGCCTTTCATGTGACGTGCCAGGGTCTTGGCAATCACACGATGTCGGCCCAGCAGGGCATCTTCACCAGGCACTGCGTACTTGGCTTTGAAGGCTTGCCACCCTTGGGTGGTGTACCAGTGCGGAAGATGGCCTAGAGCCTGCAACTGCTTGCGTTCTGCACTGAGGTTTTCAAACATTTTGATGGTGGCTTCTTCGCCACCTGTGATTTCAAACCCCATACACTTTGTCCTTTCGGAAAACAAGTTTGTGCTTTGCCCAATTGCGTGTGTATTGCAGTTGGGTGGTGGCAAAGAAGTCAGGCACTTTGACCGTGCTGAGTTGTTGATAGAACCAGGTGCTGATTTCGCTCTTGGTTTTTTCAAACATGGGAGGAAGTCCCAGACGTTCCAGGACCACGTTGATGCGGTCTTGAAGGAAGTCAATCAGTTCAGCCTTGTTCACCACACGATTGCCAGGAGCGGCAAACAGCTTGTCGATGATGAGCAATTCATGTTCGTAGACTTTGCCTGCCATTTTGCGAATGGCATACACAAGTTCAAATTCAGCATCACTGGTGTGATTGCCCGCTTCTTTACGTTCGGTCTTACACACATTGTGAAGCCCCGCAGAAGCCAGGGAATGGTAGTTTTCGTCTTTGGCTGAACCGTCAATGCCCGATACAAAATGAGGAATGAGGTTGAAGCCACGACTGTTGAAGCCTTTGAAGAAACCAAAGACTGAAAACAGAACTGCACCTTCCAGGAAGGCGAGTGCTGCAGTGACTTTCAGTGGGTTGCTTGAAGCAGTACATTCATTGATGAATGCAATGCGTTCTGCCAAGACGGGATCTTGTCGCCACTGAGAGTAGAACTCGTCCGTGGCCACACCCAAGACTTCGTTGCCAATGGCATAGAAGGGGGCATGGCTGTTGAGTTCGACGTTTGAGATGCAAGCGCACAAGCGTTGAATCTCAGGTCTGGGGAACATCTTGGCAATCTTGCCACCCCAGAGTTCTTCCCCACCGATCATCAGCTCATATTGAGTGAGGATGGATTGGGCTGTCAGAACACCGTGTTTCTCTGCATCGTTGAGCCCAACACGAAAATCTTGTGCGTCTTCTTCAACGCCCAGTTCTTCAGCAGGCCAGAAGATGTCTTGCTGTTTGCGAGCCATCTCCACTGCCCACGGATACCGGGGAACGTATGAGTCTGTTGGTGTTTCGATCTGACTCAGGTACTGCTGACTCATATCAATCTCCTTCCTGTATGGAAAAAGCCATGGCTTCCCAGGAATCAAGAAGCCATGGCTGTAGGCGAATGGTATTCCCCCGTGAAGGGGAATCAGTGTAATTCCAAAAGGGAATCAGTACACACCTTGGGTGAGTGCAGCCCACGACACTGGAAACAGGGGAGCAATGATTGCGTCCCACTGTTTAGCCAAATCTTGACTTTCACTTTGGGCATGAGAATCACTGCGTTGCACGTAAGCTCTGGCAAATGCTGCCAAAGAGCCTGTAACGTAGTAGCTGGTTAGCATGGATTGAGGAAGGACCATTCGGGCCTGCTCAGGAGCAATACCATCATTCAGCATTTCTTGGTAGAGCTGGGACGCTTTTTCAAGAAATGCAATGTATTTGAGATGGTAATAATCACTTGTGTGGGATTTACCCCCGCTGCCTTGTTTGATGCTGCCATCAGGGCGTTCACGCCATTCAGTAGGAATGAAAAAGCTAGGGGTTTCATCAACGTAGCGTCGACTAACTTCGTTGTAGGTAAACCCGACAACGTGTTTGAACCGTTGCCGTGCTACAAAAATTGGTACGGTTTCCCGTAGTGTGATCTGAGGATGGGTGAATGGGGTGAAGTGGCTGTGCTTGGCTAAGTAAGCAATGAGCTTTTTATCCTGGGCGTTCACTTCACCATCTTCCGTGAACATGCTTTCTTTTTGAAAGCTGACTCGGGCACTGTTGACCACAGTAAGATCGCTGCCCATAAACGTAATCAAAGAGGTTTCAATCATGGTTTTGTTTGATAATGGCGAATACAGGGCAAAGCCCTTTTCTTTTTAAGTGGATTGATGTTATGGCTAATACCTGCGGGGTAGGTGGCTGGGGTGGACCAGTAGCCGGTGACCCGGATAATAGCTCTGTGCTCTCAGTTGTCTCCAAATTTGGGGGCATTGAAATTTCATGGACGACACCCACTACCAATGGTTTTGCTGTGTCGTTTACCCGTATCTATCGCAGTACAGACAGCAACTATGCGTTGGCAGTGCCATTTAAAGATGTAGGTGGAAACTACTTCTTTGACAGTGATGCTGCTGAACTGATCCGTCCGTATTACTACTGGATTCAGCATCACTCGATCAACGGGACTGTACTGGATGCCATTGGCCCTGGAATGGCAACGGCCAAGCCAATGCTGGAAAAGGTGCTGGCTGATTTGAATCAGCAGATCAGCACATCGCAATTGGCGGAAAGCCTGCGTACACGCATTGACGCCATCAATGATTTGGCTCATGGCTTGACGCAGTTGTCTGAGACGGTGGCCACTGAGAACGGTGCCATTGCTCAAGAGCTGTTGGCTGTGCGAGATACGGTCACCGAATCGGTGGCCTACATCAATGAGCAAGCCACGATTGAAGCAGGTGCACGGGAATCCTTCGTGCAGCAGGTGAACACCTTGCTGGCCCAAACCACTGACAGCGGAGCTTATGCGGCCATTCAGGAAGAGGCTGAAGTCCGGGCTAGGGAGACAGGTGAGCTGTTTGCTCAAAAGACCATCAAGCTCGACCTGGCAGGTAACGTCTCTGGTCTTGGTTTCGCTGCAAGCGTTGATCCCAATGGAGATTCCAACAGTGAATTCCAGATCGCTGCTGACAGTTTTGCCTTGACACCTCCTGTCTTGGTTTCAGCCACGGCACCTACCAACCCATTCAACGGAAAAATCTGGCGAGATACCTCGGTGACTCCAAACGTCACCCGTTGGTACAACAGTTCCAGCCAAGCGTGGCAGACCACGCCTACAGCCGGTCTGGTGCCATTCACGGTTCGCACTACCCCTACGGTATTGAATGGCTACACCATTGAACCTGGGGTATATATGCCAGGTGCTGTGATAGATATTGTCACGGCAAATCAGATTGATTCTCGTGGCTTGGCTTTGCGGGATTCCACAGGGAATATCGTCGTTAAAGCCGGGTCGGCAATTGATTGGTCAAAGCTGGGAGGTGCTGAAACCAATTTAGGTAACCTTGGTTTTACCGGTGATTTGGATGCCACCAATGGTGCTCCTGCAGGTACTTTGGTTGGTGGTGAAGATGCTGCCACTGTTTCTGCCAAAGCTCTAGGGGCTTTGCAAGAAACGGGGGGGACTATTGCGGGTCGGGTCAATCTTCAAGTTGAAGACGGTCTGTTTGCAGGGTCCGATTTAAGTAATGGGGTGTACCTTGGAAGCAATGGTCTTATTGGTAAAAAGGGCGGAAAAACCAAATTCCAATTGGCCACCACAGGAGATGTGTTTTTTGCAGGCGAGCTGTATTCTGGCTCTGTCGAATCTGGGAAGTATTTCCGTGTGACAGATTCCGGGGATGTATATGCCCCAGGATTTCAAGTGGTTAATGGCGTCATGGGAATTTCCCAAGCCAATGTGATCAGCACCCTCCAAATTCAAGGAGATGCGGTCATTGTCCCGAGGCGAGGTATTTACGAGCACACGGCGATTTACAGCAACCCAGGAAACAGGGTGGTTTTTTCACTGGGTAGTATTGACTTTACTTACGGAGGTAAGGCTGTCTTTTTTATTCGGGCCTATATCCGCAGCATCGACGACTCGCAAAGTGGACAGTCCAGGCTGTACTTGAGAACGACTTCAGGACAGATTGTGTATGACACCGGAACACGGACAGTGAAGCAAGCCAGTGAAGGTGTGGCTGCTTACCCTGATTTTGAATTACCTATGATGACCGTGGAGCACACCCCAGCTTCTGGGGTTGTGTCTTACGAAGTGGTTTGTACCGGGGAAACTGGTTACATCACTGTGGGTATGGAAGTCACCATGTTGGGATGTAAGCGATGATCATTAAATGCGAAGTTGATCCTGTCACCAAACAGGTAATGGGGCAAGCATCTGTTTTGCCTGAAGAAGTTGTTCCAGGTGAGGTCTATTTTCTTGGGATGTGTACCGAAAAATGCTACGTCCATAACGGCGAGCGAATTGCTGTTCCAGATAAACCAGGAAATGGGTATGTCTGGAAATGGTTTCCTGACTTTATGTGGGTCAAAGATGTTGAAGAGGTTCGCAGTGAAAAACTGAAATCTCTGAAAGCATCAAGAGATGCTGAAGAGTTCAGTGAGTTTACTTACAACGGTTTGGTTTTAGATGGGGATGTGGATGCCCAGCGTCGTTTGACTGGTTTGGTTTCTGCAGCCAAAGCAGCCATTGCAGCGGGCACCTCATTTGCCAAAGACTTCACCTTGGCTGATGACTCGGTGGTTTCATTCACTGCAGAGGATTTTGTGGGTATTGAAATGGCAAAGATTTGGCAAGTGGATGCTGCCTTTACCAAGTATCGAGATTTGAAAAACCAAGTGATGTCTGCAACAACGGTTGCCGAGATTGAGGCAGTAACCTGGAATTGATATGCAACGAATCAAGAACCTTCTTCTTTGCTGGGATCAATGGATGTTTGTTCTGCTGACCCTTGGCCTTGCCCATCCAGATGAAACAGCCAGTGCTGCTGCATGGCGTCTGGAATTGGAAGGTCGATGGACTGGGAAATTCTGGCGACCTGTGATCGACAAGTTGTTCTTTTGGGATGACAACCATTGTGAGGAATCATTCTGGAATGAGGTTACCCATGCCCAGTTGCCTCCTGTGTATGCTGAGTTGGCTAAACGCTACTACCTCACGCACACAGATTTCTCAAGTGAAAACTTGAAAGCATAAATATGGGGTTCCAATTAGGAACCCCTCTTCATTTTGACCTTGGCAAGTACAATCCGAACTACACAGATTTACCTCAGAGAGATAGTTTCTCTCTGCATGATTCGGAACATGCCATGGAAAATGTCAGTCAACACACGGATGCAGCCATTGCTGCTTTAGGATCAAAAGCCACATACGCAGGTGCAGGAACCAGTCTCATGGGCTGGCTTCAATCCAGTGAAGCTGGTGTGCTGATTGGTATTGCAATCGGTCTTCTTGGTTTTATCGTGAATCTCTACTTCAAGTACCGAGAAGACAGACGACAAGAAGCAGAATCCGAAGCAAGACTCCGTGCTATCCGGGGGGATTACCTGTGATTGGTACCAAGACCCGAATTTCACTCGCTGCACTGTCTTTGTCGGCAGCAGCATTTGTTGGTTTGCTTGACCGGGAAGGTTACAGCGACCAGGCCATCATCCCCACCAAAGGCGACGTTCCTACCATTGGTTTTGGCACTACTGATGGCGTTCAGATGGGGGACAAAATTACCCCACCTCAAGCAGTCAAGCGTGCCATTCGTGATGTGGTGAAGTTTGAAGGCATCATCAAGCAGTGTGTGCATGTGCCATTGGCACAGCATGAGTACGATGCGTATGTGGACCTGGCCTACAACATTGGCCCCACTGCATTTTGTGGCTCTACCCTGGTGAAGAAACTCAACGAGTCTGATTACCGAGGGGCGTGCCGTCAAATTCTTGAATGGCGTCGGTATCAAGGCATTGATTGCGCGCAGCCAAACAAGGTATGTGGTGGCCTGTGGATTCGTCGCAAAGAGTTGTTTTCTCAGTGCCTGGGAGATGAAGCGTGAAACTGTCTGTCCAGGAATCGCTGATAGCCCTGCTGTTGGGTTTGCTCGGTTTTGTAGGGGTGTTGTACTGGCAATGCCGTATCGAGGCCTCAGAGGCCACCAACAGCCTTCTGGCAATGAAGGCAGGGGCCTCTGCTGCAGCAACTGTCTCTGTTGAGTCAGCAAGGAAAAAGGAAAATGAAGCCAATGAAAATCAAGCAGAAGTCGTGGCCGAATTGCAAAAGGCTGTCTCTGAGCGTGACGAGCGTATTGCTGCTTTGCTTGGCAGGGTGCGCAGCATTCAAGCCAGAAGCACCGGTGCAAGTGGTGCCAGCCATCCCCAAAGTGCCCAAGCCTCCCTCAGAAGTGATGGAGTCGGAGATACCGGATTACGAAGTGTGGATGGTGGAAATCTTGTCCTCACTGAAGCCAGTCAAGAAGAGCTTGCCAGATTCGCAGTGAGTGCCAATGTAGCCAGAAGCACGCTGTTTGCGTGTCGCAAGCTGTTGCGTGAGGCTTGGCAGATGTCGAACTGAAAAATATTCCCCAATAAAAAAGCCACCCGAAGGTGGCTTTTTTCTTTGTTGGGTAGATTACTTAAAGTGATTGAGCAGAAGTTTACATCAATTTAAGATGGTAACCCTGGCTCACATGAAGCAGTGTTTACGGCTCAGAATTACTTCTGAATACGGTGCTAACCCGTACTACCAAAGCCACCATCAAGGGTACAACCCAGAGGTACTAATCTCTGCGTTTGAAGTGATCTAGCGGCCAGGATGTTCGGGCTAGGTTGTACTCTTGATGGTCCCTGTCTTTCCAGGGTGTCAGATTCTTCTGTAGCTTAACGTCGAACTGGTAAGAATCGTTCCCGACGTTCTTGGTTTCGGCATACCAAGGTACTGTCATTTCGACCACCGTGCACACGCAGTCTTCAAAGCCTAAGCCATGAAGAGGAACATGCAAGGTTGACAGTTTGCTGACGGCCAGCCACGCCGATTATAGGAAGTTAGGGTCATTGAAGGTGGGAGTCGAACCCACACGCATTGCTGCAGCCCCGGAGAAGGGCTCACGTCTACCGATTCCGTCACTTTGACCCAAGGCCCTGATCAGGGGCCTACTGTTCAGCAAGGGGGCGACCCTCACTGAGCAATTCGTTTGCAAGGGAGCCCTTGCTTTTTTCGCAGAACGCACGGAGGGCGTTTAGAAGGCGCAAGGGCTCTTCGTGCTGCGGTCTTGTCTTTTCTGGCTTCTTCTGGTAGTGACACTCAGTTGAGCTTGAGTCAACTTGAGTCTACGCACATCCCACTAAAGTGGTCTGATTGTACAGGAGGACGAAAGTTGCCCAGCTTTGGCAACCAACCGAGCTTTTGGGCTTCCAAAAATCAGGTGGCATCCGAAGTTGGTGAGTTCGCTAAGTGCTTGATTCATAAGCAAGGTAACTCCTTTACACGGCGCAGGTCGGGGGTTCGAGCCCCTCAGCACCCACCAAAATTCTCTAGGAAAATCAACAACTTAGAGAGTTTTGACCTCCCGGCAGCGAGTCTACAAACCAACCAGAAATGACCCTGAAGAGGGGTCAACCAACCGTGTTTGGCACCCCAACCAACTGACACAATTCCTGAAAAAGCGTAGGTTCACTGATCAGGAGTCAGCATGGCAGGCAAACGGTTGAGAGACAACGGGACGTGGGAGTACATCTTCAAGAAGGCAGGTGTGCTCCCCAAGCCCATCTACATGACCTTTGACACGGAGGCTGAAGGCGATGCGTATGCAGTCAAGCTGGAAGCCTTGCTCAAGAAAGGCATCGTTCCCACGGAACTGACGGCAGTGGCCTCCACAGCCACGATCCGGGAACTGGTGGGCACCTATGAGAAGGAAGCCCATCCCAGTGAGAAAGACAGGCAGTGCCTCAATGTCATTGTGGAAGCCAGGGGACATGAACCACTGACTGCTATCAATGTCAAATGGGTGGACTCTTGGATTCGTTCTATGAAGGTAGACGATCACAATTCCCCCTCAACTATCAGAGCAAAGGTGGGAGCACTGTCCAGAGCTTGTAATTGGGCAGTCAGAAAGGAGTTCATGGCATTGCCTGACATGCCTTTTGTGACACTGCCCAATGGCTACTCACAATACAGTGACCAAGATGCAAAGTTGGCAGGTATTGTGAGGAAAGATGTTGAGAGAGACAGACGGCTAGAGCCGGGAGAACACGAAAGAATCCTTACTGTGATTCAATCAGGTGTTCTTCTCAGGAAGTACCGGCCTAGAACCTTAGACTATCCATTTGCATACAGGCTGTTGTACATCTTGGCGATTGAATCTGCCATGAGATTGAGAGAGATGTTCACATTAAAGATTAGTCAATTGGACATCCCGCGTACAACAGTCTTTTTAGACAAGACAAAGAACGGTTCCAAAAGACAAGTTCCTATGTCTTCTGTAGTGGTTGCTGAGTTGAAAGAATACCTAGGGAAACACAAAGATATTCCTCTTGGTATTCCTCAAGACAATCTGTTTCCATGGTGGGATGGAACAGATAGCAGCTTGAAGAAGTTATCCAGCGAGATTGGCAAAGTCTTTTCAGACAAACGCAATCCAGGGATATTCAATGTTGCCGAGTGTGATGACCTGTTCTTCCATGACTTGAGGCACGAGGCCACAAGTCGATTGTTTGAACGCACCACACTGACTGAAACGGAAATCATGAAGATCACTGGCCATAAAAGCCAGAAGATGCTTCTCAGATACGCCAATCTCAGGGCATCAACCTTGGCAAAAAAGCTGTGGTGATCAGACAGTCAAGCGAGACAGATCAGGTATCTCTCTTCGCTTGCGTCCTCGCTTGAGGTTGCTTGTCTTGGTTTCGGGTGCAGGCTCAGGTTGCTTGGCTTTCACCCGTTCTGCCGTTTCAAGGGCAATGCGTTGGTCGATGGCTGCAAAGACATCGGCACGTCTGATGAGGTAACCCCGGCCACGCTGAATGGTGGGCAAATCACCTCTCGTGATCTGGGCTCTGATTTCCTTGACAGGAATCCCCATCTCACGCGCAGCCATTTCATCCGTCATGGTGTATTTCATGTGGCCAGCTTTCTTCAGTAGGTACCTGTCAGGTCGGCTTCTTTGTAGGTTGCCAGGTTCTTGGCGACCTTGCCATTGGCATCAAAGATTGCCTTGCCATCATGGAATTTGGACCAGTTGGACTCGTCCACACGCTTGGCGATTTCAGGCACATCCATGTTGGCGTTGTAACCTGCACCCACAGCAGTGACGATTTGATCACCAATGGCATCGGCAAAGTCTTTGCGGTTGGTGATGTTGGCTTGGTAAATGCCAGTCTTCAAACCCAAAGCCAGGGTTTGCAGGGAATTCAGCGTGGTCGAAGCCACGGCTCTTGCATCGTCATTGCCATGGATAAGCAGGGCTTCCACCATTTCAGCCACCTCTTCAAAGTGACAGCCAAGCTGCACGTTGAAAGACTTGTTGGAAATGGAAGGGCGGGCTTTTTGGTGCCACTGGGCGATGTGTTCGATGGTCATGGTTTCTTTGGCTTGGGGAAAACTGGGACAGGTGCCCAGTGTGTGAATCCAAACTTGTCATCCCATACGGAAATGACGGTCTTGCCTGAGTGGAGGTTTCCACACAGGAGTTGGACATTCTTTCGAGGAGGGGTGACGGTTGCATCGGTCATTACATAGTCTGTGTCGACCAGGAATGCACCATCTGACGATACTTTGACAGTCATGGTTTGGATTGGTGGGGGTTTTCTTTGGTAGTGTCTGCAATGGTGGCCAGCAGTTTGCCTGTTTGGGAAATGCAATACACCACCCCTGACGCATCCATCGAGGTGGTGACATTGCCTTGGGCTGCACTGCTGCAAGCGCTTGCTGCCTCAACCCATTGAGATTTCTGGTCTTCCTTGGCTTTCTTGTTTGCCACCAATTGCTGTGCAGGCAGCAGCACAGACAAAAGCCAAAGAGTAAGGGCGTAGGTTGCAATGCAGATCAAAAAGACGTGTTTCATTTGTCAAGCAGATGACTGCAGGAAAGTACCAAAGCCAATGCAATGGCGAGAACGGTATCAATAGACATGAAAAAACCCACTTGATTTCTCAAGTGGGTTGATGGAAGCGGGGAGATGGGTACCCAATGCCTGTGCTTTGGGTGTGATCTTGTTCATTACCAGTGCCGATCCTCTTTGATGGCACCATCAGTCATGCGCGTCAGGCGCAGCGGGTGCCCCGTTTGGCAGTAATAAGCCCGGTCGTATTCACTCAGAAAGTCCGCCAACTTGGTAACTGCCCGAAGCTCCGTGTTGTTGTAGTCGCCTGCCCTGCTCATGGGGCCAACCTTGTCATAGGCAATCAGGTCGCCCATGCACTTCAGCAGACAAGTCAGGCCCTTGTGCGTCTGCATGATTCGACGCATTTCTGCCTCAACGTAGTCGTTCAGGGCCTTGCGAGCCTGGGCGTATTGGCGCTTGATGTGTTTGACCGACAGGACTTCGCCACTCATGATGGCACCATAGTTGTCAAGCAGGCTGACGGCCAGGTCGCTGTTGTTCGCCAGGTAGTCCCGGTCGCTCTCCCGATAGTCGCCAAGACCGTAGCGCCGACGCTTCCTGTAGCGCATCTTGCTCACGGGTGCTCCTTCATGCCAATGGCGGCAAAGCGTTCAAGCTCGTCTTGTGTGAGCGTCCAGAATCCGCCAGAAAATGCGGGCACCTTGTCCTTGTCGCTTGCCTCTTCGG